CCCTGCAGTAGTACAACCTATTGGCATGTCCGGAGTTGTCAAAGGAATAAAGCGTTCAAAAGTTCAAAAACTTATAAATGAGGAACCAAACCTATTCCAAGACATCAGCTCCTTCAAACGTAATCTAATTACTGATTTTATTCTTGACGGTAACATTTTTGTTTATTATGATGGTGCTCACTTGTACCACGTACCTGCTAAAGATGTCACAATACACAGTGACCCAAAAACTTTTATAGATAGATATACATACGCAGAAGTAGACTATTCCCCTGATGAAATCATACATATTAAAGAAAATTCCTTCCATGACATTTATAGAGGAGTTTCTAGACTGAAGCCTGCTGTTCGTACTATGGCTTTAATGTCAAGCATGAGACAATTTCAAGATAACTTTTTTAAGAATGGAGCAGTCCCTGGGTTAGTATTAAAGAGCCCAAATACTTTGTCTGAGAAGATCAAAGAGCGAATGATTCAATCCTGGGGCGTCCGATATAAGCCAGAAGCAGGCGGTAGAAGACCTTTAATTCTGGATGGTGGAATAGAGATAGATGCTATTTCAAATGTTAACTTCAAAGATTTAGACTTTCAAAGCTCTATAGCTGAAAACGAGAAAATTGTATTAAAATCGGTAGGAGTACCGCCAATTCTATTAGACTCTGGTAATAATGCAAATATACGTCCTAACATGAGGATGTATTACTTAGAGACAATACTACCTATAGTAAGAAAAATTAATTTTAGCTTTGAAAGATATTTTGGGTTCAGTATAAAGGAAGATATTACTAATATCCCTGCTCTGCAGCCTGAATTACGAGATCAATCATTTTACTATTCCGGTTTGGTTAATGCCGGTATTATAAGTGCGAATGAAGCAAGATCACAATTAGGATTTGAAGCTATAGAAGGTCATGACGAACTACGAATACCAGCAAATATAGCGGGTAGCGCTTCAAATCCAAATGAAGGCGGTAGACCCGTAGAAGAGGAAGAAGAATGAAGAAGAAAAAGAAAAAGCTTTTACATGAGAAATATAAGCAATTATCCTTAAAAAATTTAGCGGCTATTTCTGTTAAACAAGGGTATCTTATAAGCAAGGAAGAGGCACTAAAAACCAAATGGTTTGAAGAGTCTTATCTTGATGATGAGGTTTGGTCCGAGTCATGGGAGAGTATTGTAGCATCTATGCAAGCTGTACACCCAGAAGCTAGGAACTTGAAACCAAAAGCTAAAGCAGCCCCTAAAGTTAAAAAGGTAGGCTCAGGAGGAGAGAATGGAAAAAGTATTTAATTTAACTTCTACTTTTAAGTCTCATACTGATGAAGATGGTAGTATTAAAATCCGAGGTATGGCTAGTACTGCAGACTTTGATCGCGCGGGTGATTCTATTTCAGCGGATGCGTGGACTAAAGGCGGGTTAAATAATTTCGAGAAGAATCCTATAATTCTTTTCAATCATGACTATAATAGACCTATTGGAAGAGCAATTAAAGTAAAAGCTACTGACGATGGTCTTGAGTTAACAGCAAAAATTAGTAAGGCGGCTAAAGATGTAGCCGAACTAGTTAAAGACGGTGTTCTTGGAGCCTTTTCTGTTGGTTTCCGAGTCAAGGACGCTGACTATATAGAGGAAACCGACGGATTGAGAATAAAGGACGCTGAATTGTTTGAGGTATCAGTAGTATCTGTACCTTGTAATCAAACAGCTACTTTTTCACTGGCGAAATCATTCGACTCAATGGATGAGTACGAAGATTTCAAAAAAACTTTCACTAATAGTGACGGGGCGCAAGTCCAAAAGGAGATAACGATGTCTGAAGAGACACAACAACCCGTTGACTTGGAAGCTTTTGCTAAAAAAGTAGCTGAGGAAACTGCTGCTAAAATTGCAATGAAGCAAGCCGAGCAAAAAGCAGCCGATGAGGCTGTACAAAAAGAACTAGCTGAGAAAGCAACTGCGGAAGCAGAAGCTAAAGCTCAGCAAGAAGAAGAAGTCAAGCAAGCAGTAGTAACTGCTGTTGAGTCTGGTACTGACCGCTTGGCTACTGACATGCAAAAAGAATTCGAAGCTGCAAAAGCTGAAGAAATAAATGAGCTTGTCAAAAAGTACGAAGGCCAAGTTAAAGAGAAGGCCGATGAGCTCGAAGCTATGCGTAATAGCAAGTTTGAGTTTTCTAGTAAGTCTAAAGAGACTTATGGTCGTGAAGCTTTGGAAGCTAAAGTCTATGGCGCAATTACAAAGAAAGGTTGGGATACTGACCTTGGTAAGCAAGTCATGGAAAAGAAGACATCTTTTGGTAGCCAAACTACCTCTGGTAATCTTGATATAACTGTAACTCAACAGTTCGAAGAGGAAGTTAAGCTAGAAACTAAACTTCTTGGTTTGTTCCGTGAGATTCCTGTAACTTCAGGAGCAACAGTTATGCCTTTCGTTGCAGACGTTAATGGAGCTAAGTGTGGTACAAACTTTGCCGTTGATACAACTGCCGATCGTTTAGATACCGCAAACGGAACTGATGGCCAGTTTGACGTTGCAAACCGTGTGTTAAACACTCAGCGTCTCGCAGCAGGTACTTATGTCGATAATGATGTAGATGAGACATCTTTGGTTTCTTTTATTCCAATGATTACCTCAGCACTTGCACGAGCTCATGCTGTAGCGACTGATACTGCAATTCTTTATGGTACTGCAGGCGCTATTTATGGACTCGCTGGTGGAGATTCAAACGATAAAGGCTCTGGTCTTGTATCGGGTGCAACTGTTGTAACTGCACAGCTTGATGGAGCACCTGCATTTACAGCTGCTATGCTTGAGACTGGAAGAGAAGCTATGGGCAAGTATGGAGTTAATCCTGCTGATCTTGTTTATATTGTTTCCCTTGGTGTATACTATGATCTTCTTGCAGAAGATGGCGATTTCCGAACTGTTGATAAAGCAGGATCAGATATCGCAGCCAACATTAATGGCATGATGGGTACTGCATTCGGTTCACCTGTGGTTGTTTCTAACGAACTATCACCTGCTGACGAAGGCACTGCAGCTATCGTTGTTAATACAGGCCGCTTTGTTATCCCACGTCTACGTGGAGTCACCATTGAGACTGATTACGAAGTTGCGCAACAGCGTAATGTTCTGGTTGCAAGCCAGGCACTTGGATTCAAGGCACTTGAAACTACTAATGGTGCACGTTCCTTGCGATACGCAGATAACGCTTAATAGCACTTTGATTACTTTTAGTAATCATGGAAACTGGGGGAGGATTCCTCCCCTAAGTTTTTATTAATTGATTTATGGCAGATTTAATAACATTACAAGATTATAAAGATGCGGAAGGCTTGAGTACTCCAAAAGAGGACTTGAGAATTAATGCATTAATACCTTCTGTGAGTCAATTAATAAAAACTTATTGTGCAAACAGTTTTGTAGATTATTACTCTTCTAATAAAACAGAAGAGTTCAATATTAATTGGGGTACTCATATAGTGCAGCTAACTGAGAGCCCTATCAATGCAATAGTAAGTGTACAAGAACGTCAGTCGTATTCTGACTCTTATACTACACTTACAACCGGAGCTTATGAATACGCTTTAGATACTAAAACAGACAGTGTTTTACGTACTAATTCTGGTAGCTACCAGAATTGGCCAACAGGAGTTGGTGCTGTAAAAGTAGTGTATACTGCAGGCTACAGCGCTGTTCCGGCTGATTTAAAATTAGCAGTAATTGATTTAATTACTTACTACTTGAAAGATGAGCATAAACAACGGCGAACCATGGCAGGCGCTAGTATACAAAATGATGGTAGTTCTAGTCAGAAAGATAATGTTGCATTTCCAGACCACATTAAGAGAGTCTTAGACTTATATAAAAACTTTTAATGAGTACTCAATCATTATTGCGATTTCTAGAGCGCATGAAGGAAGATTTAGACTCTCCAAGCAAAGACAAGCGTCTAACTTATAATTTACGCACTCATTCTTTCGTTTATAATGAAGCACTTTTTATTTCTGAATTTTTAAAAGAGATGAAGAGCAAGAGTATCGAAGACCCTGAATTAGAGGCTTATGTCATAAGAATAGCGCCGGATATGACAACTGCATTAAGAACAACTTTATCAAACATGAATAAGGTTGCTAATGGAAGGCAAAAAATTAGCGCAGCAGCTAATTTTGTAGAGAAAGGTGGCGACTTATCCTTTGTATTCACAACAGATATTAGAACAGGGCTAACTCCTAATTCGTGGGCTCAAGGTCAGAAAGATGTTTTTGATAAGATAAAACGTTCTTATCATAAAGCATACAGTGCCTTTTTTCATGGAGTATACGGACATTTACAGAAACAAACAGGGGAAGGTGCCAATGAAAATCAGGGAGCTTTTGAACAAGCTTATGCTAGTAAGGGTGAGGGTAAAAAGCGTTTATACAAAGGTCGAGCCATGCATTCGGGCCATAAAATGGGGCAAGGTGTAGTTGAAACAAGGGTGCGAGAAGCCTTCGATGAACATAAAAAGACGGTAAGACAAAAAAATAATGAACGAAAGTGCTTAGCAGAAGATGCACTTTTACGCGATTTAGAAAAGCTAGGAATTGATCTAATCCTTATGAGAAACCCTGAAACCGGGGTTATGGAGTTTGAAATCGCTATGGAAGGCGCCTCTGGTAATATTGCAAGGGGTGCGGAGATGAAGGCAAAATTAGATACGCTTAGAAAACGATTAGGCGAGTTACTGGAGCAAGGCGATACTATTGGAGAACTGTATGGAGAATTAGAAGGCTCGGATACATTACTGCGAATAGACAGAAAAAGAGTTATTAAAAGCATTGCAGATAGGTATAAAAAGAATCCAAATGTTACTGTTAAAACTGAAGATACAAGAGTTAAACTAAAAACGAAAACAGTAAGTAAGAAAATTAAAGGAGCCAACGTTGTTAAAGGTAATAGAGGAGATATTGGAGAACCAAAGTTACCTGCGGGAAGAGCATCTTCTTCCGGAGGTGAACAACCTAAGTTCAACATACAGAATATACTAGGAGTGATTAATGCACAGCTACAAGACAGGGTAGGTGCAAAAATGGGAGATCCTAGACTAGAGAACAGAAGTGGGCGGTTTTTAGAAAGTGTTAGAGCAACGGACTTATCGCAAACAGCCCAAGGCCACCCCAGTGTTGGTTATACATATGCAAGAGACCCATACGAGGTTTTTGAAACTGGAAGTGGCACTAGATTCTCAAGTGCTTATAGAGACCCTAGAGTTATAATAGATCGGTCAATAAGAGAAATAGTATCGCAATTTGGTTTAGGAAGATTATACACTAGGAGACAGTAATGACATCAAGAATTTATGCTTCTAGACGTAAGAGAATAGTGGATTCTCTTGTTAGTAAACTAAAAACAATTAATGGTCAGGGAGCTTTCCTGACAGATGTAGGAGAAAATGTTCATCCTCGATTAAAGTTCTGGGATGAGATAGATGAATTCCCCGCAATTCACATTAATGCCGGCAACGAAACTCGGCAATATAGAACTGCAGGAGTAAGAGATAGATTTTTAACAGTCACAATCAGATGTTATGTAGAAGATGAAGATGCTCAAGAAGTATTAAATCAATTAATGGAAGATGTAGAGACAGTTATAGAAGATAACTCACGATTAGAGTATACTGACAAGATGAATATTGTTTACTATACTCAACAAATCACTGTCATTAGTATAGATACTGATGAAGGTGTGCTCGAACCTCTAGGAGTAGGCGAAATACTAGTAGAAGTTCGTTATTAGAAAATTCTGGCACGAATAAATATTCACGACCAGTCTTTTCAGGTTCATAGGAGATTAAACTATGGCAGAATATTTACATTTTAGTAGAGACTCGCGCCTCTACATGGAAAAAGACGGATATCTCTGGTCGATTCCTGTGCTTGATGGATTTAGCTTCTCTCAAGCAACGAATTCCTCCGAGATAACTCTTAACGAGATGGAGGATGCGTCCGGCAGATCTCGTAGAGGTCGTAAAATGTTTACAGACTCTCTATCAGCTGCCGAATGGTCTTTTAGCTCATATGTGCGACCCTTTAAGTCTGCAGGCTCAAAAAGTAGTACAAATGGTCGAGCAGATAGTAGTGCAAACCATCAACATGCTTGTGAAGAGCCCCTGTGGGTTGCAATGGCAGGCCAAAACGTATACGTACCAGGTACCGGTAAATTCAAGCATGGGTCAACTGGTGGAGCAATCACCTCACTAGTAGTCACTTCGGGTGGAACTGATAGTGATAGGACTGGTAATAAAACTTATACAGTTGCTGTACCAACTGCTGCCTCTGGAAGTAGTACTGGAGCAACAGTAGCTGCAGGTGCAGGTAGTAATACTGATGGAACCGGTGCAGTACTAGCAATCACTGTTAACGGTAGTGGTGCTGTAACTGCTGCTAGTATAGATATTACAGAAAGAGGAACTCAGTTCGATACTGGTAATACAATCACTGTTGATAGTGAGCTTATCGGTGGAGGCGCTAGTGACGATAACTTAGTTCTTAC